GCTTTAGGCATGGGTATAATGTTCATATTATTCCTAATCCTTAGCCTATATAAAGAGTATAAACTGGATAATAAGCCTGACTTGGTGGATGTTGCTTATTACATAGGTGGGAGTATTACTTCTACTGTTAGTTATATTATCAGCTTATTAATATAGGATATGATAGATATAGGTATAATAATTACTGGGGGCATAGGTCTTGTATCTACAATAGTTACAGGATGGACTTCATGGTTCTTTGCTAGAAAGAAGTATAATAGTGAAGTAGACCATAATGTCATAAAAAATATGAGTGAATCATTAGAATTTTACAAGAAGCTGTCTGATGATAACAAGGCTAGACTTGATGAAATGATAAAGGGGAATGAGTATTTGGAAGAAGAGATAAAGGAGCTTAGAAAGCAAGTGTTAAATCTAATGACAGTTATGTGTACTGACCTTAGCTGTCAATTAAGAAAAGGAGACTATAAACAAGTATTAGAACATGGAACTATTACTAAAGAGAACATTTAAAGGACCTAGTTATACAATAGGTCAACTATATGTGAATGGAGTATATGAATGTGATACTCTTGAGGACACTGACAGAGGACTTACAAGTAAAATGCCTGAACAGGAAATAGCATCTAAGAAACTGTATGGGGAGACAGCAATACCAACAGGTACTTACAAGATTGATATGAACACAATCAGTCCTAAGTTTAAGGACAGGTCATGGGCTAAATTCTGTGGAGGCAAATTACCTAGACTTCTTGAGGTCAAGGGTTATTCAGGAGTATTAATTCATGTGGGTAATAAACCAGCTGATACCCTAGGCTGCATCTTAGTAGGTGACAACAAAATTAAGGGACAGGTAATCAATTCAACATCTACCTTTCAGCAACTATATCATTTGATGCTTAAGGCTAGTGTGAGAGGAGAAACAATAACAATTAAGATAGAGTAACTGTATGGCTAGACCAAGACCACCAAGAGGAAAAGCAGGGCTCAAAAAAGGATGCAAGAAATAACTTAAATTGATATATTATGGGAAGACCAAAACCAATGAATGGGACAACTTCTTACAGACCAAAAGCTAAAGCAAGGTCTACTAGGAAGAAAAAGTGAATGGTATGAATAAAAGAATGTATAAGTTAGAGTTATTATGTGTGAAGTATGTACCTATAATCATAGCAGCCATAGTATTATTGAATGCTATACTTACTCGCTTTGATGTGTATATTGATGAACTCAATTACATTGCAGGTACTAGTTTCTTAACTCTAATTCCAATGTACATACCCAGCATAGTCTATAAATTTTGTAAGTATCATAGGATGTTTATTCATTATATTCTAACTCATAAAATTGTAGCAACAATAGATATGTACATTGGCATACCTTTAGATGATGGTATGTTACTATTGTTGTATTTAATAATAGCAGGTATCTTTGCATTTCCAGCATTGTATCTGCATCAAAAGTATGGGGGAAGGAAGAATGATTGAACTAATTAAGAAGTATTTATTGAAGTTAGTAGATGATATTGATGCTGGTAATTCTAATATCAGTGACAGTGAAGCTATTGAGTTAGTTGATACATTAAAGAGATTGACTGACAAGGAGAAGAGAATGAGTAAATATGCTGCTTGCAGGTACTTAAATATTAGTAGAGCTACATTTGACAATTATGTCAGAACTGGTAAATTGCCTAAAGGAAAACATGAAATAGGTTTCAAAGAATTAAGTTATAGCAAGAAGGACTTGGATGAGTTCATAAAGAAGTATAAACAAGGTTGAAATGTGAGGTTGATATGATAACAAAGAAGAACATGATAATACCCATATTTGATTATAAGCTGACTGTGCTTATATTTGATAAATGGGAAGAGTTAAGGGGTATAATACCTGATAATGAAATTGATGTTGAGGCTAAAGCTATTACCTTAAGTAAGAATGGTGCATCACTAGTTGCAGTGAATGCCAAATGGGGAAGTAGTATAGTACATGAAGCTGAACATATAAAGAATAACTTATGGATACACATAGGTTATAATCCACAGAAAGACAATGATGAAGTAGATGCATATGTGATAACATACATCTATAACAAGATAGTTAATGTATATTATAGACACCTTGATGATATAGGTGTTAATGTGAGGGATACTTATTAGTATCCCTTTCTTTTTGTCCTTTAGTAAGATAATGCTAATGTAAAGCCCTGTATATCAGTATGGTATATGGGGCTTTAGCATTGTTATGCATCCTGACTTATTCTACTTAATTTTGCACCTGTAAGCTTACAAAGAGAGAATAAACTAATTAGAAACAATTAATTTCAATTACTATGGAAATTATTGAAAAAGAAAAGATTGTAGAACATCAGGATGGTTACTATGGACCTAATAAGAGGGACATTAATGGCAAGGCAAATGCTGGTCTTACACTTGGTATCATTGGTACTGCACTAGGTGCATGGGCTTTATTTGGTAACAGGAGAGCTGGTTTACTTGGTGGTGTAGCTGGTGGTGGAATGCCTTCTAACATTAATATCAATGGTCTGGAAACAGGTATGGTTGGTGCTAATGGTTCTTGCAACAGAAACTGTCCTTCTGCTTATGAAGTACAGATGAAGGAATGCGAAGATGTTCTTGCCCTTCAAGGTGGTTTATACCAATGGGCTTTGACTCAACAAAATCAAAGATTCCAAGATAGACAAACTATTGACCAAGAAATGTTTGGTATCTATAAGAGTCAGGTAGATGCAGACTTTGGTCTGTATAAGAGTACCAGAGATGGTTTTGACATCTTGAATGCTAAGCAACAACAAGATGCTTTCAATCTATACAAGTCTCAAAGAGATGCTGATGACAGTATCATGAAGGAACTGTCAGACCTTAAGGCTCAAGTAGCTATTAATGCTGCTGTTAGACCTTACCAAGACAAGCTTATCCAATGTGAAATTGATAGAGCATTCACTGCTGGTATCAACTATACAGACAGAAAGACTTGTAATGTTATCTATGGTCAAGTGGTTCTACCTAATGAACCTACTGTTACTGGTTATGTAGGAGCAAACCAGTGTGGTTGCCCTAGGGTAATACCTGCTGCTACTGCACCTTCAGCATAAGTACATGAGGGGGGTATATCCCCCTCACTTTTTAAACACTAACTCTTATATGTTATGATACCAATTAATCAGGTGATATTAGGTGGTGGAGACCCACTACTAGGTACTAATGTTGGCACTAGTATAGATGAACAACTGCAACTATTGGAGAGACAGAAACAAGTACTTGAAACTGCAAGGCAACAAAGACAGCAACAGCAGTTACCAGTACAGCAACCTGCTCCACAAAGGCTAATCTGGGATGAAATAGATACAGAAATTGAACCTATGACAAATGAACAGAAGAATATGTTGTTTCAGGATGAAGATTATGTAGACATATATAATAAGCTACAAAGTCTTGTGCAAGCTGAAATCCTTAGTCTGGTTAAGGCAAGGATTGAGAATACCCCAGAGGGAAAGGAGCTACTATCACAACAGTTGAAGATAGTAAAGAAACTTAAGGGAAAGATTATAGATACTACTAATAGGGAAATGGAAATGTTCAGAAAGTTCAGGGAGTTCAGTAAACAGAACCCTACTGTGACTTATGAAGAATTTATTAAAGCTAATATGTGATTATGATAACTATACCTCAACTAAAGGAAAGATTACAGTCCTATTTAGTGACTCAAATAGAGTCACTTGCAAAGACTAATCCTATGATAGGATTTACCAAACCTTTGATAACTAGAGCACTTAACAAGAATCTATCAAAGCTTGATAAGGCTCTTGACCTAATTGCTGATGAGAATGGAAACATTGAGATAGAAGGAATACTTGAAGAAATGATTGAATCAGTTGTTTCAGGTAACCCATTCAAGATGAAAACTCCATTTATGGGTGATGTTGAAATAGGTGGTGGTCTGATTAAGCTTAATGTACCATTAACAGATAAGAGTTTAGTGTTTAATGAGAGTGACCTGCTTGGGTTTAAAGAAATACTAACAGCTAAATAACTAGTACTATGGATGAGATTTTAATGAGAGAATACCTTAGAAGTAAAGGTAGAGGAATGTCTGATGAAGACTTCATGAGAAACATGAAGGAGCATTTCAATACTAAGTATGCTAGAGGCAGAGGTAGAGGTAGAGGAATGAGAGATTCAGATTATGGAGACTTCTTTGAAGAAGAGGACATGAGAAGATTTGATGATTTCTATATCAACAGACACAACAGTGAATCTGATTTTATTGACATGGTGAAGAACATGAACCATGAAGATAAGAAGAGACTTGTTGAAATGATTGAAGGTGGAGAAGGCTCTGAACACTTCAATGATTCTTATGCCAAACATGTAGTATCAAAGATGTTCCATACAGAAGGTGGCAGAAAATATGTTGGAGAGAAATTTGACATGTTTAAGGCTAAGGAAATCTGTGAAAGATACAGAGGAATAATCCCTCAATCAGCTACTCATGGTGATGTATATGTTGCAATTAATGCACAATATCATGACTATTGTGAGCTATTCAAGGCATGGTTTGGGGACAATGTAGATAGCAAGATTGTAGAATCAGCTATCAACTTCTGGTTCAAAGATGATGACTTTAAGGATGGATGTAAAGTATGGAAGTACTTTAACATGATGTAAGGTTAAAGGGGTGTAACTATCAAAGGTTATACCCCTTTTCTTTATGCAGTAAATAAGTAATTTATTTGAGGTATACTAAGGATTTCATTTAGTACCTTGTCCACATGAGAACTTCTACTTACCTTTGCAGCAGATAATAACTAGAGGAGAAGTAATTATGGCAGAAGTATTAAGTGATGAGTTCATCTTGTCTGAATCAGAAATTGAAAATCTATTCATAGATGATGCTCAAGAAGAAACAACACAGGAACCCTCACCTGTAAACAAAGAGGATAAAGAAGAAATTAAGACTACTGAGGAAGAAGATATAAATCCTGATGATTTATTTGCTGAACCAGAGAGCGTAGGTAGTGAAGAGAATAAAGAACATCAAGAAAAGGAAGATACCCCTGATGACAAGGATGGTACTTCTCCCAATTCTAACTTCTACTCTTCCATTGCCAAAGCCTTGGCTGATGAGAGTATCTTCCCTGACCTTGATGATGAAACACTGGAAAGTATTAAGACTCCTGAGGACTTTGCTGAAGCTGTTGAGAAGCAGATACAGGCAAAGCTTGATGAGAGACAAAGAAGAATTGATGCAGTACTGAATGCTGATGTAGAACCTGATGAAGTAAGAAGGTTTGAGCAGACATTGAACTACCTTGATTCTATTCAAGAAGAAGCTCTTAAGGATGAATCTGATAGAGGTGAAACCTTAAGAAAGCAGCTAATCTTTCAAGACTTTATCAATAGAGGTTATAGCAAAGAAAGAGCCACAAGAGAAGTGAAGAAGTCTTTTGATGCTGGGACAGATATTGAGGATGCTAAAGAAGCTTTGGAAAGTAACAAAGAGTTCTTCAATGAAAGGTATGATGACTTAGTGAAGGATGCACAAGAACAGGCAAGAGCTGAACAAGAGAGACTAAAGAAAGAAGCTAATGAGCTTAAGAAGTCCCTACTTGAGGACAAGGAGGTCTTTGCAGGCATTCAACTGGATAAAGCCACAAGGCAGAAGGCATATGATGCAGTAACCAAACCCATTGCAAAAGATGAAGATGGTGAGTATCTTACAGCAGTCCAGAAGTATGAGAAGGATAATCCTGTTGAGTTCAGAAAGAAACTTGGTGTATTATTCACTATGACTGATGGCTTTAAGGACATTGATAAATTGGTCAAAGGTAAAGTAAGAAAAGAAGTCAAAAGCAGTATGAGAGAGCTTGAACATAAGCTCAGAAGCACTACTAGACCCTCAGGTAATCCTAGATATGTTGGAGGCATTGAAGAAGACCCTGAGACCTATATAGGTGGTAAGTGGCTTGTAGATGCTTGACAAGAAACATATTTATAACTCAAATAATTAATTAATTATGGCTGGTAAATTAGGTAAATTTCAAATGTTGGGTTTCCAACACTGGAAGGGTCTAACAAGTGATAACCACCTTGGCTCTATCTTCCAGTTGCAACCTCAAAGGGCTACTAACCTTATGGTGCAGCTGTTAGCATTTTATAGAGGAAAGACTCTAGATACATTCCTTAATCAGTTCCCTGTCAGAGAATTTGAAGATGACAGTGAATACTTCTGGGATGTTATTGGTAGCTCAAGAAGAAACATCCCTCTTGTAGAAGCTAGAGATGAGAATGGTAAAGTAGTTGAAGAAGGTAGTGGCAATGTAGGTGTTGGCACAGCTCCTTTCTACTTAGTATTCCCAGAAGACTGGTTTGCTGATGGTGAAGTTATCGTAGGTAACTTGAACCAAGTATATCCTGTTAGAATCCTAGGTGATGCAAGAATGGAAGGCACAAATGCAGTATATAAGGTAGAAACTATGGGTGGTCTAACCCAAGGTATTCCTTCTGAAAGACTGCTTGCAGGTGAAAGATTCTCTGTGGAATATGCACCTGTAGAAAAGGAAATGTCAAGAAAGGTTGGTGATATTAGATTCTCTACTCCTGTTAGCATGAGAAATGAGTGGTCTACTATTAGAATCCAACACAAGGTAGCTGGTAACAAGTTAGGTAGAAAGGTTGCATTTGGTATCCCTATGGTTAGAGATGTCAATGGTAAGCAAGTTAAGGACACTGCAAATATGTGGATGCACTATGTTGAGTGGGAACTTGAACAACAATTCTCTGAAGCTAAGAATAATGTAGAAGCATGGGGTACTTCCAACAGGAATGCTAATGGTGAATACATGAACTTTGGTAAGTCAGGTTTTGCTATCAAGACTGGTGCTGGTATCTTTGAACAGACAGAAGTAGCAAATACAATGTATTACAACGTATTCAGTTTGAAGCTTCTTGAAGATGCTCTATATGAACTGTCTGCTGCTAAGTTAGGCATGGGTGATAGATTATTTGTAATCAAGACTGGTGAAAGAGGTGCTATCCTGTTCCACAAGGCTGTACTGCAAACTGTATCTGGTTGGACTACATTTGTACTTGATAACAACTCAACTGGTGTTGTTGAAAAGGTACAATCCAAGTTGCATAGTAATGCACTTAGTGCTGGTTTCCAATTTGTAGAATATAAGGCACCTAATGGTGTAAGAGTAAGACTTGATGTTGACCCATTCTATGATGACCCAGTAAGAAACAAGATTCTTCACCCAATGGGTGGTGTAGCAATGTCTTACAGATTTGACATTTGGTACATTGGTTCTATGGACCAAGCTAACATCTTCAAGTGTAGAATCAAGGGTGATACTGAACTTAGAGGTTATCAATGGGGTCTAAGGAATCCATTCACAGGACAAAGAGGTAATCCTCATATGTCATTTGATGAAGATTCTGCTGTTATCCACAGAATGGCTACTCTAGGTACTTGTGTACTTGACCCAACTAGGACTATGGCACTTATTCCTGCAATCCTGCAAGGATAAATCAAATAGGGGAGTGGGTAATCCCCATTCCCCTTTATTTTTAT